TTCAAACCTTGAACTGCGATAACTTTAACAGTTGTACCTGGAAGCATCAACTCAGAATCTGCCTTGCCATCAAAGTTGTAAGCGAATAAATTCGCGTTCTTTAATGCGATTGTGTATGTGCGGAATACGTCCATTCCAACAAAGATAGAAACATCATCCTTAGCTACGATCTCAGCAGGTAAAGCCTTGTAAACTGCATCGATTACGTTGATCACGTTTGAAGTTGTGATACCAGCAGAAGCAGCTAATGGAGTACCGTAGTAAGTAGTCGTGTTAGCGTGGATTACTGAAGCAGAAGCAGCAGCTACTAACTTAGCGAAGCCGTCAAACTTGTTTAAGTTTCCGTTTGCTGAAGCAGTATCTCCTTGCCAAGCAGCGATCTCTAATTGAGAAGCGATCTTGTCAGCCTTACGTTGTGAGTATTCAGCAGCGAAGATGATTGAATCATAAGAAGAACCAGCAGGTAATGCCTTCTGTAAATACTTAGACTCTAAATCTTTCGGGCATAAAGCCTCGTTTACTTTGATCTTTCCTACAGTCAAAGTGCGCTGTGTGAAAGTTGTTGTGCCAGAAGCATTGAATCCGCAAGAAGAACCATCTTGGAAGAACGCGTCTGTGTCCATGATGTTTACTGTCTCAGCTGATTTAACGCCTAACATTACGTTACCTTGATCCTTGATCAAAGAAATAGTTTTTGCTCCTAATACTGAAGATGCAACTAATTGTGTCGCGTTCTCCTCTGTATAGTTAGCCAATGAAGATACTACAAATCCCATGTTTTTTGTTTGTTAAATTGTTATTTTAAATTTTTTACTTTGTTCAAAAATCTTTCGATTTTTTCATCTCTTTTCTCTACTTGAGAGAATGAATTTTTAGGAGCCTGGATAGGATTAGCGCTAGGAGTTGAAGCCAAACCTAAAACTACGTCAGATAAATCATTAATCGCTTGAGAGAATTTACCCTCGATAGATGCGATCTTAGCTTTTAAAGCTTCGTTCTCTGACTTTAAGTTTTCGATAGTGCCATCAATTTCGCTGAACTTATCTTCCTTATCGTCACCCATTGGAATTTCTTCCACTACGTCCTCAATCGGTTCCATTTCTGCCTGAGGTGTCTCAATGCCTTCCACTTTACCGCCTACGGTTGTCACCATAGTACCATCCACTAGCTCATGCTCACCATCTGGAGCAGGAGAAGCGTTTCCGCTTTCATCTACTAGCATAGCCTCAGCGCCAATCTCCAAACCACTTAAGTCAATCTTAGATCCGTCTTTAAGATCATAAGTTTCAAAAGATAGTTGTGTGACTGGTGCAGATTCTTCGCTAGTCTCCATTTGAGGCGCTTCGTCTTCTGAAGCTAACATCAAGCGGATTTTTTCGATTCCTTCTTTTACTGTCATGTTTGTTTGTTTTTTTACTACGTTTATAAATAACTAATTACTAAATACTTTATACTTTAAAGTTTACAATCTTGCAAAATCTGAGCGATGTCAGCCCAGAGTTTCTCCTCCTTTGTCATGCCCTCAGGTTGCTTTTTGTAATTGAATAAACCTTCGACACTGAAGCCTTTAAATTCCCCTGATTTGACCTTTCCCCATACCTCATCATTATCGATTGAATAAGAGGCAAAAGCGGAGCCGTCTGGAGCATCCTCAAAACCTTTCATAGGTTTGATTCCTCTGGACTCATCTGTAATCCAAATCTCAAACATTGTCACGCCATCGACTACCTTGTTAGGATCGTGCATCAAATTGACGTTCGAAGTGTATCCCTTCTGAAACATCTTTTTAACGATCTTGTAAATCGTATCCTTAGGAAAGGAAACAAAGTACTCCTGGCCATTGTCGTTTCTGTAGATAGGCGTATCCGCTAGCATGATAGGACCAGAGATGATGCGACGCTCTTCGTCTTGAATCTCAAAGTTCATGCGATCCTCTTTGAAGCGAAGGAAGTTTCTCTCGATTGCTGGCTTGTCTACCAATGCAACAAAGTCCACCTCGGATCCGTCCATTAGGTCCTCATTAATTTCTAGTAAATAAATAGGTAAATTCATTCTTTATTTTTTAGTTTAAAATCTTGCCGCTTTCTCTAGGCGTGAAATCCTTTGTTGTGAACCGCTGATATCACTCTCGACTACATAGGCGCGCGTAGTAACGTTTGAAATTGTATTTAAAGACGCCTGGTCTAATGATGTCGGAATCGTTTCTTGACCTCTAGGTGCAATAGGTGCCCCTGATCCTGCGCTTGGAGGTGAGCCTAAGCTAGGTACTGAGCCTCCACTTCCTTCTCCAGGAACCTTCACAGCTAAGATATTCTGAATTGATTTATATCCAGAAGCCAAAGCAAGTCCGGCATTGATAGGCGCTAGCACTGGTCCGACAAATGGAATTCCAATCGTAGACTCATAAGCTTTCTGAGCTGATAAGATTGCGGATATTGTAGCACTTGCCACCGCTGCCGCCTTTCCTGCTGCCGTCTCCTGACCTAATAGATTAGAAAGATTTGCTAGTGTGTCAGCTGTTGCTTGAGCCGCTACAATCTTAGCCTTCTTTTCCTCCTCAGTTAATTTAACTCTTGCTTTAGTTTGAGCTTCTAAATTTTTAGTATTCTGCTCTTCGCCTTGCTTAATGATTTGAACAGTCTCATCTGTAGTGGCTGTAATTTGCTCTAGTTCAGCCTGATCATATTTCTTCTGGATTTCTAAAAGCGCCTCATTTCTAGCGTCCTCTATTTCTGCCTCATCGCCTCCGAATTTAATACGGTCCTCTAATTGCTTTGTATATTTAGCATTGACAGCCTCAATCTCTTTCTCTTGATCAGACAAGAATTTATCAGCATTTCTGTTAGCGATTGCCTCATCTTCTGCTGCTATTCTTTGCTGATTCTTTTTAAGCTCAGCCGCTGCCTCCTCTGCTTTCTTTTTATCCTCCTCTTTACGTTTGTTTGCTTCAGCTATTTGCTTGTCTCTAGCTTCTTTGTTTTGCTTAGCTATCTCCTCATTTCTTTTTTGATTCGCGTCTGCTATTGACTTATTATACTTGGTATCAATTACGACTAAATCCGTTTTAAGCTCGCGGAATTTCTTCATTTCCTCTTCGCTTAATTTACCCGTAGTCTTTAGCTTTTCTCTCAGGACATTTAAGTCATTAACGACTAACTGCTTTCTCTTATCAGATAATACTTTCTCGCTAGCGCCTGAAGCTTCTAATAGTTTGATTTCGCCTTCTAATGTTTCCTTTCGTCTCTCAGCCGTCTTGGTAAATTTCTCCAAAGATCTCTCTGCTTCATTTGTAATCCCTACAAAGTCAGTCACTTTTGTAACTATTTCCCCAAAGATTTTACCTACATTACCTAGGCCAGGGATTAATCTAAGCGCCGCCGCCTTGATAGCATCAAAGTTTGTGACAATTAAACCCAATGCAACAGCAAAAGCACCAATACCAGTGGCGATCAAAGCCCCTCGCATAGTAGTAAAGGCAGTCACCGCGGCCGCTCTGATTGCAGTAAAGCCAGCAACAACATTAGTCTTAAGTACTAAAGCTAAGTTTTTGAATCCATCGACAGAAGCAAGGACCGTATTTAGTCCTTCAGATAGCGCTAAAGCTGACTGAACTTTTAAGAGTTGCTTCTCTACCTCAGCGGATTCCACACCCACTAAAGCCAAAGCTCCCTGAGTTGCAGCGAACGCTCCAGCTACGCCCTGGATAGATTGTCCAAATGCTTTGAATTTAGCATCCGGATCGAATGCCTCAATAGTTGCTTTAGCATCACCGATTCTATCCTTTAATTCGGCAGCTCTCGAAGCCGCTGCTGCAATCTCTGCCCCAGTTGCTCCGGCTGTATTTTGAAGTCTAGCTAGTTCCTGGACAGCCTCTCGAAGTTGTCCTCTGAGGCTCTTGGTGTCTGCGACTAGGTTAATCCCTACTGTTTCATTTACTGCCATTATGCATATGTTAATTCAATTACTCTTAATAGTTCTACTTGTGTAGTCTTTGGAACGCTAGGATTAAAGTCATTGACTTTGTTTAATCTCCACAGAGCGCCATCGATCAGGATAAGCTTTGCAAAGTCTAGTGAATAGATGTCTTGCAAGTCTAGATATAAATAGCAAGTAAGGAGCTTACTATCCTTCGCAATAATCTCCGCCAAATAATCACCCCAGAAAGATGTAAACAAATTAGCTGAAGGATATTGTACTGCTAAACTGAAAAGCAATTCTTTAGGCACCCCGAAATTAATATCCTTTGTGGGCAATGTCGGATGATCTAAGTGACCAGCATAACCGTAATAAGTTATCTGTGAACCTAGATTCGTATTTGAAGGATAGATTTGCTTAATGTGGTATTGAGTCACTCCAGTTATTTTCTGGAACTGCATGATTCTGATATTAGAATCACGTCTCTCTTCCACATCGTCCGATTTGTCAAATATCGATACACAAAGTTTATCATCGCCTGGTCTCTTAACTAAAACAGATGGGCTAAAAATAATATCTATATTTGTTCTGTCCTGAGTGAACTGGAATCCAGTGTCTTCCTTGCGATCGCCATAGCTCTCTGAATACTTTTTATTATATCGCTCATTGTAATAGTCATCGTCCTCCGTATATTGGAAGTCGTAAAATCTAGCATTTAGCTCACTCATTGGCTTAATGCTAATAGGCTGAGAATAGTCTACCTTATCAGTCCAATCGATCGCATTAGATACCGGATCCTCTAATAAGACTAGGCCAGTGTTATCTCCTGGCTCGCCATGAAGGAGCAAATCGCCAAAGTCATCCAGCTTTATAAAGCCTCCACCTATCTGATAGAAGTCAATGAATGGCTCAATAATGATGTGCTTGTCTTTGGTGCGATCCTCATAGACATAAAGATTAAACATCCTACAGATCGACATGAAGAAATCCTTTTGAAGGATTCCTTTAGGGATTAGATTAGGCATTGATAGCGAACCGTTGTAAGTCGCTGGTAATGGGATCAAGCTCTCTGATTCAAAACTGAAAGTAAATAAATCAGAAGTCCAAGTGAAATTCGGGCTTGTGCTTGTCGCTGTCCTAATGTTAATTTTGACTGTGTCTCCGTTGTTTAATTCTGCCTGGATAGTTTGATTTAAAGCGAAGTAAGTTTCTTGGTTATTGTTAGCGCCTAGAATGTAGGTGCCTATAATTGTGGTATTTTTATAAACCTCAATGAATACTTGCTGTTCAGTTGAAATCTTTCCATAACCTACCAGGCTAAAAGTTCCAAGCGTTCCAGATGTACCAGTGAATGTAAAGATATTGGATGCAACAGTGAACTGATTTAGATTTGTTGAGTTGAAGCTCAGCAAATCATTTGATCCTACGATTGTCACATTTGTAGACGTCGCATTTAATAGATTAGAAACTACCTGCTCTAGTGTTGCATAATTATTTGGAATAATTAAGGACCTAAAGAAGCTAGTATTTATAAAATCACTTTCATAAGTGTAACCAGAATAATCGATTATCTTATCCATTAATTCATGGACAAAGAAAGCAGGACGGAAAGCGTCTAAGTGGTAAGCGTTTCCAGTGTTATTCTCTGGATGTTTACAATTACCGTAATCAATAAGCGGATAAACAATCCCAGTGCCTGAAGCATCCCAGGAATTTTTGACGTTTGTCTCATTCCATGCCTGATCATATTGCTGAAAGTGGTTAGCTAGCTCAGTGTCTTCTAAAAGTTTATTAGCAATCGCGGAGGCAAATCCACCAAGCTCACCAAATACTGCACACTCGTATTCGATCACGCCATTATTAACCTTGATTTCAAGCAGGCGAAGAACGCCTTTAAATACCTGGATTTTGTTTACAAAAATCTTCGCATTCGTTTGCTTAGTCGGATCGAAATTATAACCAACAGATGGCAGATCTGTATTAACCCCGTAATTGTTAGCGCTAGTAAGGCTATAAATATGCCCAAAAATTTTATTGTTGTTAGCATTGCCTGGAACTGTAATCGTTTTCGAATACGTTGTATTCCTTGAGCTAAAGTCCTTGATGTCATCAATCGCCAAATTTAATTCCAAGCCAATATCTTCGTAAATATCAAGCCGGCTATTCTCTAAAATTATTTCTGTAATCATTATTTAAATTGGCTAAACTGTTTGATACCTAGATCGAAGTTCAATTCGTAGTTAAATATCTTGTCTGATGAGTTATTCTTTTCCTGCCATGTAGTGCCCGTAAATACAATCGGATAATAGTTACCACCAAACTGGAAATAAATCTCGTTAGAAGCCAAAAGCTGAGATCCTAGATTATAGTCATCGACAGTCAGATAGTCACTGATTACAAGGTAAGAATAATCGATGCCAGTTGTGAAGCTTCTTTTGCCACCATAAAATATATTAGACGAATCTTTAAAATCCATCGTTTTTGTTTCGACGTTAATTTCATAGCCTGAGCGTGTGTAAGTTTGACGATCCATTTTCTTGGACTGTCTTGAAAGTAATCTGAAAGCGAACTGATCATATCCTCCAAACTGATTTTGGAATACTATCTGAACCGGTGTAAATCTAGGCGCGCAGGTTTGGGTGATAGTTATCGAATCAGAGCCAATCGATACGCGATAAGCATAAGTGCTAGGCGTGATCTTAGTCGTGCCTAGGTAGGCGTTTATCGAAGCCGGAGACAAATCTAAAAGAATACCATGCACGGCAGAAGGTTGGAAGTTAGATCCAGTCGATGCGCTTCCATTATTTGATCCGTCCTCATTTAGATTCTGGATTGTAGCAGTTAGCGTATTCGCTAAGTCTGAATTAAAATAGGTAATTAGGAAGGATTCCCCTTGAACTACTTTGGCATTAGTGCGATCACGCGAAGTCAAGAACTTATTTGCATAGGTAGTGATCGGAGTTCGGAAAGGATCAAGCGAAAAGTTCCAGCCCTTGTAAGAACCAGAAGTCAAATTTGGATAAGTTACTCCGCCATATTCTTCCCCGTATCGGATCGTGTAATCGACATGAAGGAAACCGTCTGCATTGCGGACAAATCCTGAGCCGTCATCGACAAATTGGCTTTGAAAGTAGTTTCTGACAATAGGTCCGAAATCAATGATCCCCAAATTGTTAGAGTCTGGATAGACTTTGAAACTTGCGACGGTTGCAAGATTAATCTGTATGTCAAATACATATTTAAAATTTGTTGAGCCTACCATGTCAGAAGTCACCACGAACCAGAGCGCGTCATGGGCTGATGAATAACTAGGAGGAATGCTGTTGATAGTAATAGCCATTAGCTAAAAGTTTGTTTAATGTTTAATGCAATATCTTGCCCTAATGCTTGAGCTAGTTTAGCCTGGAACTCAGGACCAAAAGCGATGTCAATGTTATCCTCAAAGAATCCAGTCCTCGATATACCTTTTCGCTTGATGTTTCTAGCTGTTGCGATCGCTAGGTTTCTAAGCTTCTCTGTCTGATTTACAACATTCCCAAGCGTTTTTCTTTTGCGCTGTAAGCCAGTTAAGCTTTTGCGCTGGTCCTCATTGCGGATGTAAGACTTATGACGCAAATACCACCTAGTAATCGAGTCGATAAACCCACTAGATAAGCGTAAATTCTTAAAGCTATAAGGACTATTTGTAGGCTCATGGAAACCAGGAGGAAGTTTTCCTTTAAAGCCTCCTATTCCTTTTACCCCTTTGTCATTGAAATCGTAATACTTAGACGCTGGATTACTTTTGTCGTATCCAATAGTCAAAGAGTATTTAGTTCCGTTTTGAGTCACAGAAGAAACGACAATATCGGATAAATTACCAGTGTCGATTTTCTTTCTTTCTGTTAATCTCTTTTTAGCAAGCTCAATAAATTCGAAAGCAGCCTGCGCCATTATAGCCTCGACTGAATTTAGTTTGACCTCGCCACCTCTGGCGATTCCACCAAAATCAAAATCTGATCCTAAAGATGCCTGAGCCTGGCTAATGTTTGCCATACGATTTTTTTATTTGCTCGCGATCATGCGCGTTTTTACTCTTTAAATAAGACAAATCATTCAAGGCTTGAATTGTTGGAAGCTCGTAAACCTCAGACAATTTTATTCTTTCGTGCTCTGCGATAAGGGTAGCTTGGTAAATCCATCCAAAGCGCTGCATAAATCCTGAACCATTGTCTCGGCCTGCTCTTCCGTCATCCCTGCCTTCATCGATTCCGTCTTGAAATAGTCCGATAAACTCCTTATCGAGTCGTTGAATACTCGACAAAAAAAAACAATCGAACCATAAACCTGCTCAAATGGCGCCTCCAAAATATCCTCAGCGTATTCCTCATGCTTAGCTGAATCATATTTGGCTACCTTCCAACCTCTCCAGGTTTTCTTCATTGGCATCACCATAGACGCCGCAATCTTATGGATATTCAAAGCCACATCCGCCCCGAAAAACTTTGTCTCCAAGTAGCGCGCATAAGGGATATTTCTAATATCATAGATGCACCGATACTTTCTACCAGGCGTCTTAATAAAGTCCACCGGTTTAGGCTCTGGGAGCGTGTCAGTGATAAACTTTATTTTTAATAATTGCTTATTTAGATCCTTTACTGATAAGGAGTCTATTTGGTTTTCTGTTTGGTAGGACAGAATTGCCAAAGATTTTACAGCAACATCTAGCTCTGTCAGCCCTTCGGTTTTCTGAAGGAGATTCTGAAGCTGGATCCACTGCCATACGGTTACATCTTTCCAAGTCATATCGTTATTAAATAGCATTTAAACAAAATTGTATTTACCGGTTCCTGCTTTGAAGTCTAGCTTGCGCCAGGCTAAAGCTAAAGCCATTACACAGTCATCATGAAATCCGCTAGGCGCTGAGTATTTAACGCCATTAGCAGAGTACTGATATTCGAATATCTCAAGTTCCTCCTGGATCATGCCAGCAGGATAGTGAATCTTCTCCTGATGGATTGCAACCTGCAAGCCTAGCATTAGCTCTTGTTTAGATTGGCTTGTAAACTTAAAGCCCTCTATTGCTAATCCTTCGCGCTGTAGTTGCTCGACCACCGGATCACCTACGCCAGTGCTATCAACTAACATGGGAACCTTTGGAAGCATTCTGATTTTATTCTGTGTGCTAGCCCAATCGTTTTGGAAGCGCTCAAAGTAGGCCACATTTCCATTCATGTCTAGCCCTATGATTACAGTCCAGTCGCTTGATTTAGCTAAGTCAATACCAAAAACTCGGACCGGTTCTGAAGACATCGCAGAGATGCAATTTGAAAGCGCTTTAGATCCAAATGGATTCGCACTATTCTCAGCAGGGTTAGCCATGTATTCCTGCTCGAATACTACCTCAGGCAGTTCATTCTTTGCCGCGTCTATTTCTGATTTTATAATGTGAGGATTGTCGTAAGTTGAGTATTTAAACGAATCCCATTCCTTATTAGAATCGAGCCCCTTTAAATACAAAGAATAAAAAAAGTTTTTACCCTTTGGTGTTGAAACAAATAACGCCTTGCCTTGGTAATCGGTTAGAGTTGGACGTATTGAATTAAGCCACCCCTCCTCTAGGTTTGTAATGAAAGAAGCCTCATCAATTATGACGTAATGAAACTTTCTTCCCCTCAGGTTATCAAGCCGCTCTCCAGTGAAAAAGTTTATTGATCCGTTAGTAATTAACTTAATAGTTAAGTCCGATCTATTTACAGATGAAATATCCGCAGGAATAATATGGCACAGTTCATCAAAAAAAACTTTTGCTAGGTTATAGGTTGGAGTTATATAAGCGACGTGCCTTCCGTTTAAAGATTCGATTGTAGATATTACCTGGCTAATTAGTGATTTACCAAATCGCCTGCCACACATTAAAACTCTGAAGCGCGCATTACTTTCTAGAACCTTCCTCTGAGCTAGATGCGGAGTTGGTAAAATAATTTCCATTTGCAAACTTAATAGTGATCTCTGTGTCCTGCTTTACGTCTGCCGTTTCCTTTGGCTTGCCAAATACCCTGCTTAATAATGTCTCGATAGAATATAGGCTACCCTTCTCTAATGACTTTCGCATAGCTCCAGCCACTGTCTTTTCAAGGATTGTCGCATCTGGATTTTCAAACACAGCGCGCAGTTCATTTATATTCATTGATAACATATTACGAATGGATATATTAATCTCGGTCATATTATAACCTGCATCCTTTAGTCCAGTGACATAGCTCTTTGGCCTTCCCTTAGGATTGCCTGACTGACCTTTCTTAAAAGGCTTTAAATTTCCCTTTGCCATATTTCTCCGTTTTTCTTTATAACTAAACTTGGATCTAATTTTTGCATTCTGTCAATTATTACTTGGCAATACTTTGGATCAAACTCCATCAATCTCGCCTTTCTTTTTAATTGGTTTGCAGCTACCATTGTAGATCCGCTACCACCAAATAAATCTAAAACAATATCTCCTAGTTTTGAACTATTCTTCATTGCTCTTTCTGGAAGTTCAACTGGTTTTTGTGTAGGATGAAATTCATTTTTACTTTCTTTTTTTAATTCCCATACAGTTTTTTCATCACTAGGCCCAAACCATTGAACTGTTTTACCATCCTTATAAGCATATATACACGGCTCATAATTAGGAATGTATTGTGACATAAATGCTCCTAGTCCACTTTTAACTTTATACCAACATAAAACTGCTCTAACTTTTAGCGATAACTTTGCAAATGATTCAAAAGTTTCTACTGCCTTACCATTTGCATACCAAATATAAAATGCAGAATGATCGTGTGAAAAAATTTCTGCATTCATTAATGCCTCATAAAACAATTCTGTTAAATCTTGTCCTTGTAAGGTATCATTTTCGATTCCAGCTCTTTTCTTTTTATTATGACCTCCTTCATAACTTACTCCATAAGGAGGATCTGTAAATACCATATCAGCTTTCTTTCCATCCATTAATCTAGCAACCGCATCGCTATCTGTTGAATCTCCACAAAGCAACCTGTGCTCTCCTATCTCAAATAAATCTCCTAAAACTATATCCGTTTCAATTGTATCAGGCACTTCGTAATTATCTTCCTCTGCCGTTCCTTCATCCTTTATATCAAATATAGGTAAATCTAAGCCCCACGCTTCAAGCTCATCTGTATCCCATTCATTTGCTAACATATCCCAGTCCCACTCACCTCCGCTTGTGTTGTCCTTAATTAGGAACTCTCTCTGTTTTTCCTCTGATAAATCAGTGATTATTACGGGTATCTCTTTAACGCCTGCTTCTTTGCAAGCTCTAAATCTCATGTTTCCCCCTAAAATAATCATGTCCTTGTTTACAACAATAGGACGAATGTCAAGCATCTCAGGGAAATCCTTAATTGATTGTACTAATTTTTTAAATTTATCGTCCTTTATTAATCTTGGATTATTAGGATTTAGTTTAACATCTGTAATTTTGGTTTTAATAATAGTCATCTTGTTTGGTTAAATTTATTTCTTAAATAATAAGGACCAATCTGTAGGTATTGTCAGGCGTCTCTCTAAGCTATATCCGTATTCCGACATAAACTCGATCCATTGATCAGTCGATTTTATGTTTATGTGCCCCCACCAGGCGTCGAATTCTGGCGTGGTAGTGTAAGGAGTCGATGAAAGAAGCAGGTATTTAGCCTCGATGTTCTTTAAATACTCATTAATCTGCTCATCTGTTAGGTGTTCAAACACCTCAATAGTCACAATTAGATCGCATTGGTTTGGATAATTCTTTAAACCATGCAATAATTGCCCCCTATTTTTAGCAAAAGCCTTGTGATATCTATTTGGCTCGATGCCGTAATAGTTTATTTTGAGCTTCGATAAGCATTCGCCTAGCGTTCCCATTCCTGCTCCTATCTCGATGACGCTCTTAGGATCGTACTGCTCAATGATATCAGCCGTAGCCTTCATGAGATTCCAATACTCAGGATTCTCAGGAGTCACTCCTATGCTAATCTCATGATCAAAAAACTCTTTAGCCGTTGCTTGCATTATCTATCTGTTCTAATTTTCTAATCGCCCACTCTATACCTTCAGTTCCTCCCCAGGCATCCCACATCAAACCGCCACAGCCTTCGCCATAGGGAACATCTTTGTTCTGTTGGTGTCTTTTGAAGCTTGCCATTCTTGCAATCGTATCGCGTGATATTGGCTCCTTGTTTGCTAGCTGATTAGCTCTGATCTTTCCTACCGGAGTTCCGCAGGATCCCCAGCCATTTTCCTCAGCGTACTTAAGTGCGCGCTTAGCGTTGTTAGTCGCGCTCTCTGGATAGTCATTAAACGATTCAGCAAAAGCTCCACCTGCTAAGATAGCCTGATAGACTTCAATTGCTTTCTCTTCAGTATCGTAGATGCAAGCTCCTGAGCCTATTCTGTATTTTGAATTACTGCATTTAATGA